TTTACACCTGTACCACCATTTTGAACAATAACAATAGTTTGTCCTGGTCTTAATGCGATACCATTACTTGCACTGAATGCTGGAACACCTGTGTCATTTACTTGAAATGTAGCTGAGTCAGCTGCTTGTGCTGCTGCTGTACCTACATCTACATATTTAGTGTGAAGTCTACCTTGCTCTGCCCATTTTACTAAGTCAGAATTTGAAGGAAGCTCCGCACCTACTAATCTTAGAAACGAACTAATCGTTCTGTTTCCATATCTCTCAAACTCCTTTTCATAAGTATCAGGTAGATACTGATTTAAGAAGTCAAAGTTCGTAATATAATTTGTAGCCAATGGCACCTGTTGTGATGACGGCTGTAAATCATATCCTGGAGTTGCTTGAACTGAACCTGCCATAATTTTAAATTTTTAATCTATTAATATTATTTTTTACTTTTTATACGCAAACCTCGACCTGAGTCTTGATTTAACGCTCTAATTTGCACTCCATCCTTTTTAGCAATTTCAGGTGTTTTTCTATCACTCATATTTACATTTTTAATTTTACGAGTAACATCCTCTGTTGCATCTGAAAGACCTTGCTCATAAAAAAACTTTGCAAATCTTTCAGGATTTTGTGCTATAGTCAATGCCCTATGAAACCCTTTTGCGTCTTCAAGTAAACCATCTTTATTCATGAATTTTGTAAAAAATTTATTTACATCTGAATTAGATTCTTTTAACTCGTCTACGTTTGTAGGTTTGTAACTAACAACTTTGTCTTCATTTATTTTGAAATCAAAACCTTTGAAATCATTAAAAACTTCTTTCGTTTTGGTTAAAAACCAATCACGTTTTTTGCTAGTCTCTTCCTCATAGGTCTTAGACTGATTTATATATTGCTGATATGCCTCCAGTGCTTCTTTGTCCTCCTTAGAAATCCCAACCGTACTTGACTCAAGTGGCTGTTTGTACATCTCTTTTTGTTCATTGAAAAACTTTTTAGCTTTTGCAATCGCTTTCTTCTTTGCTAACTTTATCTTTTTAACTTCTTTTTCTTCATCTACCTCATCGTCATAATCAAACTCGCTAAGGAAAAGGTCTACATCTTCCTCGTCTAAAGCTTCTTCAGTAGCTAAATAATATTCTTTTAGCAAAGATTCATCATTCATAGAATTAAAGTCTCTGTTTAATTTAACATAATCATTAATTCCACGACCTGTTTTTTCTTTATACTCTAAATAAGCAGCGACATCTTCAGGCAACTCTTGATTATTTTCTTTAACATCAAATAGTTGTTCTACAGAATCTATCTGCTTATCGTATCTTTTTTTAATATATGAAAGAACGTCATCCTCACTTAACTCTGAGGTCGGAGCTGAAGCCTCTGGCTCAACAGTTTCTTGAACTTGTTCTGCCACTGGCTCTTTTATTTCTTCTGCTGGAGTTTCCTCCTGCGTTTTATCTTCTGCTTTATCAAGTAGTTGTTGTTCAACTTCTTGAACAGACTTTTCTTCTGCGCCATCTAAGGCTCTTACTTTTAATTCCATTTGATTTAATTTTAGTTACAAAGTTAATAATAAATATCGTTTAAATTTTCCACCTATTTAGGTTCAAATTCTGCTAAGTCAAATCCATCTAATGAGTCTTCATTAGATTCAAACCTTTGTGGTGGTAAATTATTTTTTCGTTGGGTAATTAATTGAGATTGCTCAGAATTTTGTTGACTTATTCTATCAGACTTAGCTTTTTCTCTTGACTTTTCTCTATCTGCTAAAGCGTTCTCTGAAATATCTCTAAGCTGTTGATTGTAATTAAATTCTTGTTCCATCAACTGGCTTTTTAACAATGCTTCATTTTTTTGCTTTTCAATTTCAAATGCAATCTCTGCTTGTTTCAATTGAATTTTTCCTTGAATCTCTGCTTGTTGTTTTTGCATAGCTACTTGTGAAGCTAGTTGTTGAGATTTAAGTTGTTGTTGAGCAACCATTGCTTGCTTTTGCATTTCTTGTTGTTGCTGCTTTTCTTGTTTTTGCTTTCTCTTTAATTTTAATAATTGGTTGGCAAGTTTGATATTTTTAATTTCTCTTATATCTATAGCATCTTCTAAATTAATATCTTGTTTAGAAAGTGCCATCTGAATATTTTGCTCTAGTTTAGCTTTTTCTTCTTCATCTGGAGCTACTTCAATGAAAATACCAAAGTCATATACATATAAATCTGATATGTCATTTAGAATACTTACATTATACTTTCCGATTTTATTTACAAAATCATCTTTAAAATCTGCATATTCTAATATATCAGCCACTCTATAAGTTAATGCTTCAGATATACTTCTATAAATATAAAGACTACCGTCTAAGATATGTCGAGTAGCCGTGTTTGAATTTAATGCTGCTAGTTTCTGTAAACCAACTAAAGCATTAGCATCAGGTGTAGAAGCGTCTCTTGCTTCATTTAAACCTGTTACCGTTCTAATCATATTAAGATAATGATTATAATTAGTAATTAGCATCTGTGTTTTAGATGCTCCTGAGTTAGCAGTTAATTGCTGTATAGGAACTCGTGCATTATTAAACTCTCCTTCTTGCGTATATGACCTTCCAATAACAGAACCTGTTTGAAAGTATAATCTTAACGCATCTTCAGGGTTGTATGCATTTCCTGTTCCTAAATCTACTTCATTTAATCCGTCTGCATCAATATAGACACCATCTGGAACTACTCTTGAAATAACTTGTTGTAGTTTTAAATGTGTCATTTGTATTAAATCAGTAAAAGGAATCATCCTTCTTACTAAAGATTCAATAACTCCTTTATACATTCTTGGAGCTACGGCTACATAATTAGGTAAAGCGTGCTGACTTGCAGACTTTGGTCTAACCATATTTTGAGCTAACTCCCATTTTAAAATAATGTTAGTCCCCATAACCATTACACCATTATACCAAACATCAATAGTCTTTTCAATTTTTTCAAATCTTCCTTCCTCCATCATTTCTTCTGGTGGATTAAATTGGTCATCTTTTTCTATTACTTTACTACCTCCACTCTCTAATAATTTTTTCTTATAAACCATCTTTTTAGTGGTCTTATAATTAAAATACATTAAAGTACAAGTGTCTCTATAAAATATATCATTTTCATAAAACTGAGCTGTATTGTAATAATCATACCAACTTTGACTGTATTTGCTAATTTCTTCAAGTTGTTCTCTAGTTAATGTTGGGTCTATTTTTATCAGTTCAGTAATTGGTAGAGTTTTAATTTCACCCCAATAAAAACAATCTTTAAAATGAGGGTCTTCAGTGTAACTATATACTACATTAGCTGGGTCTACATAAGATATTTCAACTCCAGCTCCTGGTAAAAACTCATGTTTAGCTACAGATATACCCAATACTGTTAAATCATAATCTAATCTTTTTCGTACATCTGAATAATGGTTTTCTTCAAGAATAGTATTTATAGCTTCTTCCTCCGCAATTTCAATTGCAGGTTTATAGTTTAACTGCATATATAATGAAAGTTCTTCATCACTGTTTGGTAAATCTTCTTGTGGTAAAACAAAAGGATTTACACCTGATTCTTTTTGTATAATTTCTAGTGTGGGTTTTGCAAGCATTTCTCCTTTTACTAAATCTTGATACTTGCTTCTTTTTGATTGAGACAATGCGTCTTGAGCATAAGCTTTTACCTTGAAGAGTCTATCGGACATTCCATTAACTACAATGTCTACAAACTTTGGAATAACGGGAACAGGAGTCCAATCTAAATTTAGATAAGATAAATCACCATCAATTGCTAATTCATCTTTGTACTTTTTAATTGACTGCTCTCCTCTTGCGTATAAACGAAGTTTGTGAAAGTCTCTCCATTGATTATAGTATCTGCACTGATTTCCATCTTTTTTAAACCATTCATATTGTATGGCTTGACCGATTTGTAAACCAAATTCCATCGTAGCTTTTTCAGCATCGGATACAAATTGGCTAGGAAACCCTACAGATGAAATTTTTATTTTTACATCTTTCATCTGATAATCTGACTTATATTGCCTGTATTAGTATACCTTGCAAAGTTAACTTTTATTTTTGATTCTTTTTTTTCAGGCTGGTATAAATGCTTCTGACAAGCCATTATTGCAAGCCCTGAACTAATTGTTGCATCATATTTAGTTCTTTTAGTAATATCAAACCTAGCCCAGTCTTCTAATGTTCTGGTAAAAGGCATACTTCCCATATCATCTGTTTCTCTAAAAACACCATTTAAATCTATTCCAACGTGCTTTTCTATATACGATTCTACAGCAGATGCGTGAGCTTGTTTTACATCTTCACTACTATTAGGAATACCACCCAACTCTCTTTCTGATTTTGAAAGTTTGTTATATAATTTATCAGGTCTATTCATACTAAATCCTCTATATCCTCTGTTTTTAAAATGATACAATAATCGAGGCTTATTGTTTTCTACTAAGATAGGCATACCATAAAATATACAAGCCATTAAAACTTCTTCAAAAAATATTTCTGCTGTCTGCGGTCTTGCTATATATTCTAAAAAAAATTCATTACTTGGAGCTTCATCCATATTAAATTTAGTCAACCCATGTAATGCACCATTAGAACCTCTTCCTCCTACGGTTCCTGATATGTCATAGCTATCACAACCAAAAGCTCCTAAATGCTCATTGCCAGGATATTTGATTCCATTCCTGCTTACAATTTTATTTTGTAATCCTTTATTAGGTGTCCATGAAACTAAAAATCTACCTCGACTATCGGGAGTCCATATTACTTTACTATCTTTTATTCCGTCTTTCCAATGAAAAGAACCTTTAGTTAAATAGTGTTCTTTTATCATAGAATCATTATAATCAATCTGTTGATATATTTTAGTTAAATTAAACAAAGAAGATTTGCTTTCATCCCTGAACGCATGAGACTCAGTTCTAGGAAATTGTCTATAAAATTCATTTAATGCATCTGCATCATTTTTTAAAGACTCTACTTCCCCCTCCCAATAATTAACAGCTCCTTTATAAATATCTTCTCCATCTACTCCCATCAAAGAATGTTCAGGATTAGTAAAAACAGGCATTCCATGTTTGTCAATAAATCCTTCCATATTCCACTCCATAGGAATAAACAAACTATATAATCCACTTTTAGTTTGTCCGTTTGAATTTCTTAATATTGGATTTGAATCATCATAGAGTTTTTTAAAATTATCTCCTCCTTTATCTAATGCATTAGATGTTGAACCCATCATACACTTACCAATAATTTTACTACCTAATCGCAAACAAGTTTTAGTTACTCTCCAGTTGTTTAAAATATTATTTGGTTTAATCCATTTACCACTTTCATCATGTACTAATAATAATAGTTTTTCTCCATCATAAGAGTTGTCATCTGTATTCTTCCAGTCTATTGTAGTATCTAAGCCATCCATTTCGTCCTCATCTACTTCATACATATTCTTTTTTGTAATCTTAGATGCTGGAACTCTATATGCGAGCTCGGTCTTTGGTTTATCCATACCGTCTTGTATTGGTTTGAAAAAAAACGGCAGTCTGTTTGATATAGGCACTACTTTGTCTGTAAACATTTTTTTTGCATCAGAACCTGTTTTAGAAAGTATACCTACTCGTGAATCTCTTGCTAATGTAGCGGTGTTTACACATTCAGAGGAACCCATAAACGAAAATCCAGACCGTCTAATTTTTAAATATATCATTCCAAAACTTCTTTTGTCTGCTTTACAAGCTTCCCAATAAATAAAAAATATTCGATTTGCTTCTCTATAATCTGGATAACCTACATCAATACTGGTCCATTGTAAATACATATAATGAGCTCCAGTAATGTAAGTAGTAACACCATTGTTTTTAAACCAATACCCTTGTTCTCTATTATCAAACTCTCCTTCAATATAATCTACCCATTGATTTTTAAACTCACTAGGCATATCATTCCATTGAAATATAGACTGTATGCGTAATAAAACCTTTGGAAGTTCATGCCGTTCCCAATATTGATTTTCCTTTTTTTTATGTCTTTCAAAACATTCTTTAGGTGTTTTTGGTAAAGCAATATGAAGACCACTGATATTATATATGTCTCCAATCTCACCAGATTTAGAAATTACAACAACATCATATTTAGGATTATATCCATAAAGCCAACTTTTGTTTCTATTTTTATTAGAAACTACCGATTTAGGAATGTAGTTTTTAACTACAGTGTATAAACTATTTTGACCTTCTTTCTGCAAAACCTCTTTTTGTTTCTACTTTAACATTCGTTGTTTCATTCCCTGCCAAAGCTTCTTTTTCTTGCTCGATACGATTTAATATTTCAAACGCATCAAATATGGCAAGCTTCTTGGTAGCGGCTGCATTTTTTAATCTATCTGCTGCTAACTCATCTTCAGGGTCAGGTTTAATTATTTTTTCTTTGGCTACATCAATTAATTCTTTGACCGCTCTTTCTCCAGCTTTTATGATTTCTAGTTTTATTTCTTTGTTGCTCATAATACTAAAGCAATTTGATGGTCAAACATTCTATATAGCTTTTCTCCATCTACTATAAACTCATATTCACTTTCTGGTTGAAAAGATATTTTATCACCTTCTTTTATTCCCTTTAATTTAAGATAATTATTTGGATATTTCATAATGCCTACTAAAGGCTCTTCTGAAAAGGGTTTAAATATATAAGACTCTTCAGTAGAAACAGGTTTTACAAAACAATATTTATCGTGAGCATACCACTTATTATTATGTTGATACATAAAAAACTGGTCATAGTCAATAAAAAATAAATCGTCTTTAAAAAAGCTTTTACCGCTTTTTTCTTGACCTTGCATATCATAATAAAATTTAAATACATTATGATGTACCAATAAAATATCGCCTGTCTGTATGGGACCTGAATAATCAATAGGAGTTGAAACTACTTCTGCATACCGATTTGAAAATTTATGGTCTTCTTGTGAAGTGCTTATAATAAAATCTATTCCTCCTATTTCTTTTGTGTTATCGTATCTTTTACCTTTTACAGGCTTTACAATAAACTGAAATGGAGACTTCATTAAAAATTTATATTATATTCAATAGAAACAGGTACTGAAGAAGTAAATTCTTTCCATAATACTATAACCTCTTTGTCTTGAATATAAATTTTAAAAGACTGTTTTTCAGAATCATACTTAATCAAATGTATAGTATGAGAATCATTCAATACCTTTTGACCTACTATATAGTGCATAGCACCTGATTTATAGTCAGGACCAACAGATATTTTTCTAATATCCATTACTCTTTATTTTCTTCTTCTTCTGCTTCTTTGATTTCGCCTGTCTCTATATTAATTACAGCTTTTTCTCCATACTTTTCAACAAGTTTCTTTTCTTCATTTTTAAACATATTTTGAATTACGTCTAAGTTTTTAAGAACATTATTCTTTTGAATTGCTAAGTCTCCTAGCTGTACTTTAATTGTTTGGAAATCTTTGTTAAGTTTTTGTAGAATTTCTAATTCTTCTTTTTCTAATTTTAATGGTTCTTTTTCTGCCATGATTATTTAATTTAATTTGGACAAAGTTATGAATTATTTTTTATTTATTTTCCTTTAATAATGCTACTTGCTTTTTCAGTAGTTCTTCCACCAAAGTATGCTAATACTACAGCCATCATTACTTTCTCAAATGTATCATTCCAAGTGGTGTTTATGTGAAAAGGTATAGAATCAACAGAATCCAATATACCTGCAAAACTAAATACAATGATGCACCACACAAGAACAAGAGGGCGAACATTTTTAGAAAGCCAACTATCACTGCTGGCATCAGCTTTCCATCTGTTGCTAATCTCTTCCATTTCTTTATTTTGTTGTTCATAAATTAATTGTTGAAGTTTTATTTTTTCCTCATTAGGAATGTCTGCTTTGGTTATCTCAGCTATTGCATCTTTTGGTGAAGTTACACCATTTAACACACTGCCAAGTGTAGGGTTAATAACAGTTGCTGCACCAAATAATAATTTGCCTACAGTAGTATCTTTAAATTTTTTACGGTCTTTGCTCATTTCCAATCTTGTTTGTTACACCTGGGGGAGGTGTAGGTTTATTATTTGCTCTTGCTGGTACTTTAGAATTAGTATTGTTGTTACTATTGTTATTACTATTATTGCTTGACCTTCCTGAAGACCCTTGACTATAATCATATTCTTTGTGATAATAATAAGGGTTATGCCATCCATAATTATAACCCCAACCACTATAACCGCTATAATTTATTATTCTATAATTTATCGGTCTAATTAAATCAATAGGTATTCTTAAAGTATCTCCTTTTTCATCAATAGCTAAAACATGAGTAATTTGAATTTTAGGCTTGGGTTGGATACTACATCCTGCTATTAACAATAATATTAAAACTAATTTACGCATTTGTTATGTCAATATATTTTGTTTTACCATCATCTCTTACAGCTTTTAAAACTCTATTTCTGTTTTTATCTTCACTGACATACGATACATGAACCCAATCGGGATTATCACTCGAGCCGAACTCGTATATAAGCTGGTCGAAGTCTAAGTTTTCCTTAATCCAATCAAACATCTCTTTGTTTGTTTTATGACCATACACATCATCCACATCTAAAGCTCTTCCCTGGCAATGCTGTGAGCGACTACTGCCCCCAATCGCTTGATTGAGTGCACTCGACCTGAAGAACGAGTTAATTTTTATAGGACCTCCTACCCATTTTCTAAGAGGTTCAAAAACTTTCTCTGCAATTATTTTCATATTATTTAAAGAGTCTGCGTCTGGAGTGTTGTCGATTCCTAAACGGAGAGCTGTAATGGATTTAACAGCTTCCTTTTCTGATATATGTTCGCTAATCATAATTTATTAATTTGATGTTGCCCGTCTTGTGGCTTGCATTTTATACCTG